CTGCGGTCTTGTAGAGAGGACGGGCTGCATCGCTTGGGGCAAGGGCGTGGTGGCCGGGGAGGGCTTTGACTGCATCAATCGTCAGCGCAAAGGATCGGTTTAGGGCTGGACTGGCAAACTGAGCTAAGCCGCCCAATTCGGTAAAATTCCACAGAATCGTGTACGTTCCAGAATCTAAGAAAGTCAAAAGTGTAGTAGTACCGTCTCGGAGTATGCCCGCAATTGCAGAGCCGGGTCCGCCTGCCGCCACAGTGAACCGAACATAGTGCCAGCCAGTAGATATATCCACATCGACATATTGGTTCTGTGAGCTATCAGCGTTACGATAGACAGTCCAGACACCATCAGTCTGTGTTGCTGCTGATCCAGCGGTAGCGCCGCCGACTGCATCACCTGAATAATCCGTAGCAGCCGCAATAAACGCAGCCGCCGTCTTGGAACCCATCTGGCTCTTGTCCAGCATGATGCCGACAGTCTGACCGTCTGCGCTGACAATATCACCACCAGTTCTCGACTGGTAAAGGCTGCTCAGGTCTGACGGGTCGTAGAATGCCTGTGTGCTGCTCACCTGATTAGGGGAGAAGGCCAGGCCAGACACATCGCTGGCACCAGCTGGAACAGCCCACGTTCCATCACCTCTTAGGAATGTAGTTCCATCAGCTGTACCTGAGCCAAGTCTGGCCGAAGCAATTGTACCACTAGTGATATCACCGGCCGCATGAGTATGGGTAGATGAGGCGTACCCGGCAGAGGCATGGTTTCCCCATCCAAAAGCGGTGTTCCAGTTACCGCTATTGTCGGTAACGATTCCGTAGACACCGGAAGCAGTTCGTTTAAGGATACCGTTAGATGTAAAATCACCGTCAACGACAACGTCGGCATGGGATGTTTGAGACTTCAGATATCCTTCAGTTGAATGGTTTCCCCAGCCGTATGCCGTATCCCAATTACCTGAGTTGTTTGTAAAACCTGTAACATCTGTGATTGCGTGGGTATGCGTTGATGGTGTGAAACTAGCTGGCTTATTGGCAATTACAGACCATTCAGGTGTGACATCTCCAAGTTCTATGTAAGAAGCTTCAAGGGTCTTGGTTCCAGTTCCAGAATAAACCCAAGATCTGCCATCTGTTGTTACAACATGAGAGCCTTCGATTATTGCTGATTGTTGACTTGCATTCAGATCTGCGACGTCTCCGGTAGAGACAGTAGGCGCAGCAAACACAGCTGGAGGTATTCGAGCAATGTCTAGAACACCAGAAATAATGTCGTCTGCGCTGTGTACGTGAGATGCGGCAGCTTTGCCTGACAGGCTAGATGTAAGTCCCGTGACTTGAGACTGCGCGATTACCAATGCACTTTGGCGAGATGTCACATCAGATTCTGTAACAGTGTATCCTGTGATGTAACCGGCAGATCCATGATTTCCCCAACTGTAAGCAGCGTCCCAGTTACTAGAATTATCAGTAACGATCCCATAAGCACCAGCGCCTGTACGCTTCATGATGCCATTTGATGTAAAATCACCATCTACCAAAACATCTGCGTGGCTAGTTTCAGACTGAAGAGCAGAAACGGCTAAATTACCCTGAGCAACAGTAGCGTAATCGGCTCCCATTGCGGCAACCATTTCAGACCAACGGACGCTGTAAGCGGTTCCTGTTCCTGCAGTTCCTTGGGTTGCCCCAACTTTAATACCAAAAATATCGGTAGGCTGTGGCTGACCCATGATGACTCTCCGCTACGGTCTGGCAGGATATGCTGCGATATCAATACTTGAGAGATCCAAGCTAAGAACTTCGGCTTGAATAGCCTCCATCGCCGCAAGTGTCTCAAAAGCCTTACGCAGAATATAATTAATGCTGGTAGAGTTGGGTTGGCCGGGCACCCCAGGGATGGGAGAAGGGATATTTAGGTAATTCTCACTATGGCTATCAGTAAGATAATTATCAGACAGTATAGTCATAATTAAATCCTTTTATTCTATTAACGGCGTCACCTTAGCCTTACGCCCTGTCGGGCCTGCGGCCCTCCGGACGACGGCTAAGCTGCCGCCTTAAGTAATATAATACTCTTAAACTGTATAGTAAAAGAATTCCTGTGTTGTTTAAGAAAAAAGGACAAAAAAGAAGCTCAAGGTTTACTAATGATTTTTTTGGAGTGTCAACCCCCAAAGATTTGTTGACACCGGAGTCATTAAAAACAAAACAAATAACTTCACCTGATGCGCGAATAACTTAAGAATGGCTGGATCACCCAAATGAGACTGTTTAGCAAAAGTACTGTTAACAAAGACGATGATCACATGAAAAACTATGCAAAATTTGGGCAGGAGATGGATGCAATTCTTGCTGAAATCGCCACACACGAAGAAGACACAAGAATCTATTCTGAAAAAGCTGTCGATGCACATTCTGCTCGTCTAGCTGCCCAGGATGCACTTATGGCTAAACAGGCAGAGCTCACCACTGCTCTGACAGGTCTGGCTGATTTCATTAAAAGCCTGACCCAGCTTCCTGACTTGGTCACCAACACAGACGCTGCGATCGAGGCCGAAAGACTGGCTGAAGTTCGTCGTGCTGAAGAAGCTGCCGCAGCTGAAGCTAAGCGTATTGCAGAAGAAGCCGCTGCTGCACAAAAAGCTATTGAAGACGAGTTTGCTCGTCTTGAAGCTGAGCGTCTTGCAAAAGAAGCGGCCGATGCTGCAGAGATCCAGCGTATTCTTAAAGAGGTTGAGGCTGTTGCTAAAGCGGAGGCCGAAGAGCAGGCTAAAATTGAGGCTGAAGCTCAGGCCCTTTCTGATGCAGAAATTGCGGCCGCTTTGGCCGAGGCCATCAAAGTGACTGAACCAGTCGAAGACGTTCTTGAACTGGATCCAGTAGATATTGTTGACAATGTCACCACACCGGCTGTGAATGCCGAGCCAGGTGATCTTTTTGGTGAAGAGCCTGTTCCAACTCCAGCAAACCCTGAAAGAGAAATTGATCCTCTGACAGGGTTTCCTAAACTAAAAATCTAAACGCTGTGTAGCATACCTGCTGCTTCAGCTTCGATTCTGGTGGGGTAATTGTCGATACGTTCTTTAGAGATTTTGACAACAAAAGATTGTTCAATTTTCTTAAAAGACACTGCTTCAATTACCTCACCAATATCCATCTCCTCTAATAGCTCTTCTTTTGTGCCGTAGCTTCCAGTGTTACCGGCTGCTGCAAAAGTATCTGCGTCTTTAAAAACAAGAGCTTTCTTCGCCAAAATCTCAATCTCATTGTGCAGTGCAGCAATGTAAGTGGCCATCTCAGATGGCAGCATATCGTTTGGATTCTTAAAATTAATCATTGGGTGTCTTTCTTGGGTATTGTCAAAAGTTAAGGTTATAGTTACGCATAACCCAATAGAGCCTAAACACTAATGGGAAGATGATTGATGTCTACTAGCCGTATGGATATTTTTAAAGCAGCCGGACTCGAAAGAAAGATGGTTACATCTTCTTCCCCTAGCCCTGAATCCGTACTCGTAGACGACACTAATGCCTTCACAAAAGAAGACATCAGAAAAGCACTTCCTGCTCAATTGAAGATCAAAGTTTCAGATGAATTGGTCAACAAGATCAATTCAATTTCTTTGGATCCACTTGTTGCTGATGAGATCCGGGATAATTTTGTAGGTTACGCTTCCGTCATGAAAGACGGTAAGTTTAAGGTTGAGCAGTATCTTGAGGCTTGCGCATACGTCACTTACAAGATGATGGGCTACTCAAACAAAGATGCGTATGGGCTTACGTTTCCCGATCGTGTACGTAAAATGCGTGCTGACGGTAAAGACGACAAGCACATAAGTGCTTTTGTAGCAGCCTATCATAAAAATAAGCTTGTAAACATTATCCTGGAACAAGCAGTAATCCCTGCGTGTATTCTGAATCAGGATCTTTACCAACAAGCCCTGAACCAACAGGCTCATCTCATGATTCATGCTCAAAGTGAGAAAGTTCAATGTGAAGCTGCTAACTCGATTCTCAATGCACTTAAACGCCCCGAAACAAGCAAGATTGAGATGGACGTTAACATCAAAGATAACTCAGGCATCTCTGAGCTTAAGAATGTCATGATGCAAGTTGCGTCACACCAAGCTAAGCAGATCCAAGCCGGCGAAACCACAAAGACAATTGCTCATGCTGATTTGTTTGATGCAGAAGGTAACCAAATTTAATGTCTGAACACACAGACCTGATTGACAGAGAAAAGTTTGAATCTGTCAGGAAAAAGACTGTCGATGATTGGTTAGACACCGTCGACTATGAGCATCTAAACAACGGCACATACGTACCTTCAGCGTTTGCTCTTTCTTTTATGAACTTTGTTAAACTGGTGAATGGCGGACAAGGGGAGTCTCATAAAACCCCTGTGGTTCACTTGAAGATGCTAGACAAAATGGTCAGTGACAAACGCAAAGTCGCTAATCTGTGTCACCGTGGTATCGCCAAGACCACTTTGTTTTTTGAATACCTGAATTTCTATCTGGCTATCTTTAGAGAGCTTCCTAATTTTGGTGAGCTAGACTCGATGATCTACGTGTCAGACTCAATGGATAACGGCGTTAAATCCGCTCGTAAAAATATTGAGTTTAGATACTACAATTCTGAGTTCCTTCAGGAATACCTACCTAAAGCCAAGTTCACTGATAACTATATCGAATACGAAAACCAAGACGGTAAGAAGTTTGGTATCAAGATGTTTGGTGCCAAGACAGGCATTCGCGGTACGAAGATCTTTGCCAAACGCCCAAAGCTAGCAGTGCTTGATGACTTGGTCTCAGATGAAGATGCACGCTCTAAAGCTTCAATGGCCGCAATTGAAGACACCGTCTACAAAGGCATCGAATATGCTCTCGACCCCACCAAAAGAAAGATCATCTTTAATGGAACTCCTTTTAACAAGATGGATATTCTATACCAAGCAGTGGAGTCCGGAGCCTGGGACGTCAACGTTTGGCCAGTATGTGAATCCTTCCCATGTACGCGAGAAGAATTTGCTGGTTCCTGGGAAGACAGATTTTCTTATGATTACGTTGTGGAACAATACAACGACTCAGTAAAAACAGGCAAAATCAGCAGCTTCAACCAAGAACTTATGCTGCGGATTAGCTCAGAAGAAGAACGACTGGTCCAAGACAACGAAATCCAGTGGTACTCGAGAAAATCTCTTCTTAAAAGAAAAATCGCATTTAATTTCTACATCACCACTGACTTTGCCACTTCAGACAAAGAAACCTCAGATTACACAGTCATATCTGTGTGGGCGATCAACAATAATGGTGACTGGTTCTGGGTCGACGGCATCTGTAAGCGCCAAAAGATGAATGTAAGCATCGACGACTTGTTTAGGTTTGTTGCGATCTACAGTCCCCAAAGCGTAGGTGTAGAGATCAGCGGCCAGCAGAATGCATTCATTCAATGGCTCCAAAACGAAATGATGACCCGAAGTGCTTGGTTCAGTTTTGCCATGCAAAAAGGAACACCTGGGATTAGGCCAATCCTTAACAAACTCTCAAGATTTAACTTGGTGGTTCCTCTGTTTGCCGCGGGAAAGATCTTTTTTCCTGCTGAACTGAGAGAAACCCCTATTATGGCAGAAGCCATATCTGAGTTAAGTTTAGCGACCCAAAGCGGCATCAAAGGTAAAGATGACTTTTTGGATACGATTTCGATGCTTCCAGAGCTTAATGCCTGGCTCCCAACAGAGTCGGCTGGAATTGCAGAAGAGCGTGATGTTGTGTTTGGAGACGATTCACGCGATACCTCTTCTTTCATTGACTCGTACATAGTATGAGAATTAAACCGCATTATGCATTAATAGGGTGTTCTCATGTCTCAGCTGCTCACAAGCGAACTTATTTCCAGACTGGCATACGGAGAAGTCTCTAATCTCAAAATGGGAGATTTGAACACAGGGCTCATCCGAGAGGAGAATATGCCCGGTGTTCTGATGCAGCTCAATAAAGCAATGAAAGACTTGTTCACGAGGTTTGAACTCAAAACTCGAGAAGTCCTGATTAACACCCAACTAGACATTTCTTACTATTATTTGCGTTATGAATTTGCCATGAGTAATGTGGGCAGTGCTCAGCCTGTACTCTACATTGATGATAGTATGTGCGAGGATTTTGACGGCCGGATTGCCAAGATCCTTGCTGTCTATGATGCGTTTGGCCGGCAGCTGTACCTAAACAAAACCCAAGAGCCGCTGTCGGTCTTCACGCCTCAGTACGATTGTCTTCAGATTGGCTCCAACCAACAAACCGAACAGTTCTACGTTATCTTCCAGGCTCTGCACCCGGTGCTCACAGCCCCTTTTGGTACTGGAGCCAACCAAGGTGACCCAGACGTTGTTATCAATGTGCCTCCTGCCTTGGAGGATGTACTTGTGCTACTTTGTGCTTCTAAGATCTATGAAGGCATAAACGGTCCAGCCAACGCCGCAAGAAGCGCATTGCTTCATCAAAAATATGAAATGGCTTTGATGCAGTCTGAGATCAGAGACAGCATCTCAGTCAGCGCAAACATGTCTAACAGCAAGCTTGATAAAGCAGGGTTTATTTAATGAGACCAACGTCCAGTCCTTTTGCTAATCCATCAGGACTCGTCGATAAGCGTCTTGGTAATATGTGGGCGCAGATCGAGGAGGTAAGAGCTCTCTTACCTCAAATTGCTCATGTCAGTTATTATCTCGAGAGTCTTTTCAACCTCGATCGTAACTTGACGCTTCTCTCAGATGAGAACGTCGATCACCATATTCTTAAAGACATTACTATTTTCCAGGGAGCCAATGCTTATGAGCTGGCTCTGGTTGAAGGCTTTGTTGGTACACCAGCTGAATGGCTCGAAAGTCTTATAGGTCCAATAGGTTCTACAGGCTTTCTTGATGTTGCTGCTCACCAAGTGCTAATTGATGGGATTGCTGCGAACGTGGCAGCTTTAGCTGCCGCGGACGCAGCAATCTTAGCTAATACAAATAAGTTTTCAGATTATACAACACTGGCTGCATACAATGCTGATGTCACAGCGGTTCAAGCTCAACTGACTGCTTTGGAAACAAGCATCCTGGCTCAGGTAGATCTACTACTTCCGACACCTAGAACAAATGCTGAGATAGGTTCTTTGGCTCAAGCTGTAGTGAACACGGCTCTTGCAGGGCTAGAACCTTCTTTTTTTGATCCAGATGGTCGTCTAGATTCTATTGATCTTTTGCTTGATGGTTTACGTGATGATCTTGATGTCAACGAAATTGCATTCAACGAGTTTGTTTTTTCAAACCTGACAACAATAGGCCGAATCACCGCTCTTGAAGCTGTAGGAGAAGACACTGCTGCTTCACTTATTGAACTCCAAACAGTCACGTTTGATACAGCAGCACAGCAATTGGTTCTTACGGCTGAAAGCGCAAGTCAGCTCTCTCAAATAAATAGTTTGTCCGCGGTTAGTCTAAACCAAGCGACCCAAATTAACGCACTTCAAGTATCAAATAACGCTAATTACGCGTCAGTTACTTCTATTGAGTTGGCTTATGTAACTGAAGACGAAGCCCTTGCTGCGTCTATACTCACAATTGAAAGT